TGCCCATTCACCAAAGAATGTAGCCACCTTCTTATCAGCACTACCTTCACCTGTTTCCATATTAGATACTGACTCAGCAAACTTATCTCCCAACCATGCAGAAGTACCGGCAGGGGCTTTGAAACCTGTCATGGCTTCTAAGAATTCTTTAGTGCTGAACTCATCTGTTCTAGCTTTTTCAAGCTTAACTAAGTAATCACCCATTGCAAGGAAAGGAGCAGCAGGAAACAAAGCTCTAGCATCCACTGTACTACCATCTGGGTTCTTTACATCATACCAATTAGTGTCTTGGTTTTCTTGTCTATATTTATAAGCTGCATAGATGGCAGCAGTGCCTACAGCACCCTTAGATGTATTCTCTAAGCCTTGCATTAAATATCTCTGACCTTCTTCATTGCCTGCTCTTAACATAGAAGAACCTTTAGCTATGTCAGCAGCACCAGAGAAGATACCCATAGGGCTATGCTTGTATGTCCACGACATGGCATTAGCCATGAAGCGAGGGAAAGGAATAAGGGTAGAACCAACAGGGCCTAATGCTTCCACAAATTTAACTGCATGAAACATTACACCTTGTGTTGGCATCTTGCTAAACGTAGCAGTTAATGCTTCATCTGTAGCATTCTTTAGCACATCAAAAGGAACATTCTTTCCTTGTGACATGATGTCATACATATCAATGCCCACTCTGCTAAGTTGCTTCTCAACAGAGGCAGTGAAGATGGCTTTTCTAAAGAAAGCATCCTGAGCTACGTTCAGTGTGTTAGCCATCTGCGCCACTTTAGAAAGATCAGTGGCATCGTTCTCACCCACTGTGCGTAAGATACGACCACGCAGAGTAGGAGAACCAGCAAGAAGTCTTTCAGCTACATCAGAAGATAGATTGCTTTGTCCTAAATAGAAAGCTGTTCTAACGGCATCATCATAGACACCTTTAAGACCACCAGTAAAACTTCCTGTTAATGGCTTACCACTACCAAGTTCATAAGCTGTCTTACCCATGCGATATAGAGAAGACTCAATGATTTCAGAAGCTGCACCAAAAGTAACAACAGCAAGTCCTGAATAACCATTGCGTATAGTGGTAGCAACTTGTGACACCATTAAAGCTTTAAGCTCTCTATCCACTCTCAATGTTAAATCGTAAAAACCAGTGAAGGCAGATGTAAGTGTATTGCGTTTACCATACATCAAATCAACTTCTTTGGCTGCTGCTTTATCAATGTTCTTAAGTTTGTTTTGTAAACGAGCAAGCACAGAATAGGCTTGTAGTGTACGACCAGCATCGCCTGCTGTTGTTCTATTCATACGAGCAAACTCTTCTGGTGTAACTCCAGCATTAGCTAAAGCATCACGAAGAACAACATCATCAATGTTCTCAATGTTCATGAAAACATTCTTTACAGCATCACTAATCTTCTGATCACCTTTAGGAGCAAGCTCAGGAACTTGTGACCAAACATTGCCTGCAATCTGTGCAGCCTTCTTGTTCACATCATTTCTTATCTGCATCTCAGCAATGGATGTAGGCTCTCCTTCTTTATCAAGAAGCTTTCTACCTTCAAAGATATCATAGGCATCTTCTAGCTGTATCTCTGTTGGGTTTTTAGCAGTTATCTTCACTTCAGGTGGTGGTGTAGTCACATCCATCTTAGGCTCTATACGGCCTCTAGCAGCCGCCCTACGGCCCTCTAATATGGTGTCTAGCTCTCCCACCTGTGTCTTGCCTTTAGCTAGCCTAGCGGCTGTTAACAAGCCACTTGTTTCTAGTGTGCCGCCAATAGCCCCAAAACCAAAAGCAGTACCAACTTCAGCAAGGTTGACACCTTCAGCAACTTTCTTTTCTTCTGCTACTAAATTGGTTTCAAATTCTTTGATTTGATCAGCCACTTCTTGTTGCTGTTCTGGAGGAAGCTGTGCTACTATTTGTTTAGTTTGTTCTAGCTTTACTCTAGAGTCTTTGTTAGCAGCGCCCTGTGTTACAAGTTTTCTAGTTTGTTCTTGTGCATTAGCTACAGCAGCGCCTGTTCCTTCAACAGTGGGAACAGTGAGAGCAGCAGTAGCACCAAGTCTGCTAGCTAGTGCTGCTCTAATTCCTTTTGTAGCAGCTTCTTTAACAAAGACATTCTTAGCTATAGTACCAGCACCGAAAGAAGCGATTGTAGTTGGGTCGCTAATCATACTTCCCAATGCATCAAGAACAGGGGCAAATCCTTTCTGTCCTTTAGCACTGAAGTAGCTTGCAGTGTTGTCAAAGATGTCATAAGCTTTCTTAGCTTTCAACAAGTCTTCTTGACTAGCATTATTTATATATTGAAGTTCTTGTGTTCCCGAAATAATATTACCTAAAGAGAGCATTCGCATGTGGCTAGCCCAACGCTTAACATAATCATCTTTGGTTTCATTAGGAAGCATAGCTCCCGTTTTACCAAACCTAGCTACAGCATAGTCATTAATGGCTTTAAATGTTTCTGGCTTCTCAGATAGGTCTTTAAAAGAAAATTGGTTTTCCTTAATCTTCTTTTCTCTTTCTAAGTTGCTTGCAGCAGCTTTAATGCTGCTTTGTTTAGCTGTCTCTACGAGAGAAAGCTTAGGAGCAGGAGCAGCCTCTGCTACAACAGCATCAGCAGGTGGTGTCCAGCTACTTGTTACAGCATCAGCAGGAGGCTTCCATCCACCAGTGGAGGGAGCAACAGTGGCTTCTACAGAATCAGAGGGAGGAGTCCATGCCATAGTTATCTCTTAGTGTGAGTTTGACCATCAGGGCCAAGCATTGATTGACCAGATTTAAGAGTGCGCCACTTAGCATCAAACTCTGCTGCTGTAGGTAGCTTCTGTGGAGGTGCTGCTGGCTTAGCAGGAGCGGGAGCAGGTGCTACTGACGCTGCTGCTGGCGCTGCTGCTGGTGCAGGTGTTTCTGCTGGAGGTGCTCCACTAGTAGTGGGCAATCTAGCTACACCATTCTGATCAAACACAACACCAATAGAAATCAAAGCTGTCTTATGAAGCTCAGACTTAGGCTTACCATCAGGGCCTGTCATCTGAGCAATAACAGCGTTTCTTCCGTTATTTATACCTTGTCTATAAAGCTTCTCAGAAGCCAAGTCTTTAGGCTGTACAGAAGTTGATCCATCAGGATTAGTAATGGTGACAAATGAACCGGGAGGCATAGAGTCTTGAATAGCAGAAGCAACACCTTTGGTGGCTGCTGAAATGTAATTGGCTGCTGATATTTTCTCTACGTTAGTTTCTTGTTTATCAAGAAGCTTTTCACGCTGTCTCAACTCACCAGTTAACAGAGCAACTTGTTTAGTATCACCAGCTTTGTTAGCTTCAATGATCTTATTAGCAAGGTCTGTTCTAATATCAGCTTCTGTAACTTTCTTATCAGTGGCTAAAAGTTTTTGTCTGTCCTTAAGCTGTGCTTCAAGAGCAGCCTTTTTAGTTGGGTCTTTCTCTGCTTGAATCTGCGACACAAGATTAGACTGTATCTGTTCATTGCTTAGTGATTCAGTGCGGGTAAGAGTTTCAGCCACAACAAAAGCAGACACTTCAGCAGAAGCCGCTGCAAGAGCTACAGGATCGTTATCCTTTTGTGCTTTAACAACTTTAAGCTTTGCTTGTTTAAGCTGTGCATCATAATTAGGGGCAGATAAAACACCTAAGTTAAACTTAACCTCGCCCTCAGGCATCTTAGGCTTAAAGGTCATTGCCCCTCTTAGTTGTTCTGGGTCAAGACCTAAAGGAGCCACAATACGTTTAAGTTCTTGGTCTTGTGTTCCTGCTGTAATTCTTTGAATAAGATTCATACTCTTGTTAGCTTCAACAGGAGCAGCCCTAGCCGCAGACATGTCATACATACTGTTAACAAGATCATCCACTGATTTACCAGTGTTGGTAGAAGCAAGCTGTGCAAAGTCACCAAACTTAACAACAGTTGGATCCCAATCAGGCTGCGCTGCTCTAGCTTTTAAAGCAGCAATGGCAGAAGGATTTGTAGATGCTGTAACTAAATCATCATTAGAGACTGTTGGAAATTGAGACTTAAGAAAAAGAACATCCTCTTTCATCTTAGAAGATTGTTTATCTCTAGCGTCTTTAACTTTGTTGTAGTTATCAATAAGCGCAGATGCTTGAGCAGCAGCTAGTTCTCTAGCATTCTTTTCTTCTTTTTTAATATTCTCAGTGACGGTGGTAGCAGCACCTGTTGCAAACGCTTGAAAGAAATTACCAGCCATTACATCACCTCTTTCTGTTTACGAGCCATAAGACCTGCTGGCTTTGTTTCCTGCACTTCTTCAACAGTTTTTTCCATGCTCTCTAAAGCTTTCTTCATAGCAAGCTTAGCAATGCCAAGAGGAACAATGTTTTCTTTTTCTATCTCATCAGGGAAAACAGTGTAGTCTATGTCGCTAAGCTCAGCAAATGTAATTAACAACTCAATAATGATAGGCATAACCAGTATGCCCATATCCATTGTATGTACGCCTTCGCTTACATAGTTCAACATAATTGATTGTGCCATTACAGATAAAGGCACTTTAGTTTCTAAAGCATCAACGGCATTAGACATGGCTTCTGGATCAGAGAAACTATCCATATATCTCTGAACAACATCACCAATATTAACTAGCTGTGGAGGTTGTTGCCAAGGTCTGCTCTTCTCAGGAGCAGTCCAAGAAATGCCCGGAGCTACAGGCTGTATTACATCAAAAGGGCTTGTTTTATTTGGTTGCATTTAGCATTCCTTTTCTAGCTTCTCTAATACCCTGTATTGTGTCGGCAACAACTTTCATGTTCATATCTTCTTTTTTAGTCTCTTCTGTTTGTTTCTCTTTGGTAGGAGCAAAGCCCATAGGCTTCTTCTTAGAAGCAGAGGGTTTGTTAGAAGCAATGATGCCTTCTATTTTATTCATGTATGATTTAATATGTTGCATTATTTCTTTTCCCCTTTAAACCAGCCAAGCACTGTATTAGCAAGAGACTCTGCTATTTTACTACCACCGGAAGTGGTTAATAAAGAAGCACTCAAGCTGCCCAAAGCCGCATAGTAAGCAGCATCTGCTGCTGCGTCCCCTGCATATTTTGTAGCAGCAGAAGTAATATTCACTTTAGCAATTTCATTAGCCCTAGCCGCAGCATTATCAGAAGTCTTCCATGCTGTCTCAAGCTGATCTCTATATGTCTGTGAAAGCTGAGCATACGTAGAAGCAGACAAGTCTGTAGCATTCTTAGCATTAACAGCAGCCATTGCATTTGTTTCTCTAGTGTTTGCTGTAGAAACATCTGCCAACACTTTAGCATTTGCTATGTTAATCTGTCCACTCAAGTTAGCATTAAACTCTGCTCTGTCGTTTGCTTCCTGTGCATTAAACTTAGAAAGCTCATCAGCAGCAGACTTGTTAAATATAGCCACCTTATTCTTCTCTGCTGCATTATACTGTGAAGCAGAGAGAGCAAGCTGTGCATTTATTTTATCTGCTTCTAATGCATTAGCAGCGTTAGTTGCCTTGGCAGCATTAGCAGCGGCAGTGTCTGAGATAATTGAATCAGCAATTTCTTTAGCTTTAAACAAAGCTGTCTGTTGTCTGTTGTCTAAGTTCTTAACATCTAAAGTTAAGAAAGCCTTAGCATTTTCTACAGCCACTTGTTGTCTGTTGTTTAGGTTAGCTGTTTCTAAACTAGCCACCTGTGCTGTTTTAGCTAACACCAATGCTTGTCTATTAGACAGGTTCTGTAAGTCCATTGTGCCTGTTAAACGTGCATTCTCTAAAGCAATGGTTACATCAGCAGTAAAGTTTTTATCAGCAATGTCAGCAATACGAGCAGCATTCAATACTTTAGTTTGGAAGTTTTGATCAAACTCTTGTCCTAAGAATTTAGCTCTTTGTTCTGCCAGCACCATTGCTGTCTGTTGTCTATTAGACAAGTTTTGTAAACCCATTGTTTCAAACACTTTGGCATCAGTGGCAGCAATAGGAAGAGCAGCTTCTAATGTGGCTTGAACAATGGCCTGTCCTGCAATGCTACTAGCACCAAGTCCTCTAGCTGCAAGCTGTGCTGTAACACTACGCATAGAGGCAGAAGCCCAAGGTGGTGGATTGCCTGCATCAAAGCTAGTCAACAATTTGTTAAGCTGGCCTTGTGTGGTCATCTCTTCTGTCACTACACCTTGAGCCGCTTGTGTCTTAGCTAAAGCAGCTTCAACTTGTTTCTGATCTACAGCAGAGCCACTAACAATCTCTCCAGCTTGTACAATTCTTTTTTCAGGTGCTTTTACAAGTGTTGCTGTTCCTTGAGCAGCTTGTTCCTTACCCACTGCTGTATCAGTTGGAACAACAGTGGCTGCTGTTGCCAGTGCATCTTTAGATACAGTGCCTTGTTCCGCTTTAACGCCAGTTAAACTTTCAGCAACCTTTGCTTGTGCAGCATCTGCTGCTATTTTCTCTTCAGCCACTGCTGAAGGAGCAGTCACTTCAGTAGCAACAACATTAGTTGAGGGAGCAGCTTGTTGTGTAGGCACTGCTTGTGGTGTTGCAGACACCATTCCGGGAGTTATTGCTGTAGTTGAAGCAGTACCCATAGTTGCTGATGGACTATAGGGTTCTACAGCACCACCAACAGCATAATTTCTTTCGCCTCTAGTAGATTTAGTACGCTCACCTAAAAGCTCAATGAGAAGAGAAACAGCAGAGGTTACGTCTTTGCCTTCTTTTTCTTTTTCTGTTGGTGGCTGTTCAGGCCTGCTACCTAAATTAAAAGGATTTGTACCGCTAGGAGTGACTGCGTTGGCTGTACCGAATGTTCCAGCAGCAGACACAGTGCCTACACCAGTGGCAGAAGGAACAGTGAGTCCTTGTGCTCCACCCATGCCAGTAGGCGAAAATGGGTTTATAGAAGAAGTTAAATTAGGAGTGGCTCCTTTTACAACGCCTTCGGTTACAGGTGCTGCAAGATCAAAACTAATAGGTGTTCCACCTGCTGGTAAAGGAGTTGCGGATGGTACTGCTTTAAGGGCAGTGGTTTTAGAAGCACCAGATCCAAAGCTGTAATCAAGCTGTGTAGGCATACTGCTAGTTGTCACACCAGCTGTAGCACTTGGGGCTACTGAAGCAGCCAAATCAGCACCAGCATATGCGCTAGGCTGACTTAGTGTACTAGAAATAGCAGCTTCTTCGGCTGCTAAAGCAGCAGCTTCTGCTTCTGTTAGTGTAGCGCCTGTAGTAGCTGCGTCAGCAGCAAGCAACTCAGACCCATAATAATAACCACCAGCAACAACAGCAACAGTTACCCAGCCGCCGGGAATAGTGTCATTTACAAAGTCATCAACTTGTGCGCCAACTTCTTTAACAGTGCCACCAATACCGCCACTGTCGTCTACGCCTAAAACATTATCAGCGGTGTCTACTAAAAAATCAAATAAACCATACAGCTTAATCTGCCTATTGCCTACGTGCTTAAACGCATGTTCTGGTAATGAGGGTATTCCTAAAATATCTAAACTATTACTATATCTCATAATACAGCCTTCCAATTAAATTCAGGTCTATCCGAAGCAACCACAGGAAGACCTAAACTTTTTAATAAAGGAATAATTTGTGGATTATCCGCACCTCCATAGACGGTCTTGATATCAGATTGTTTTATTTTTTGAATAAGTTTAGTAAGAGATTGAATTAGTATTGTTGGTTTATCTATGGTATATAACATAAAATAAACAACACCCGGCTCAAGCTTTCTAAGTTCTAGTACAGACTCATTCTCTTGCAATAGAAGATTGTCTCCTACTTTTGCTAATCTATAAATAGTGTTAAGTCTTTTAGCTGGGTCTTCTCCTTTAGATCTCATATATTGTTCAATGATATAAGAAGCTTTACTTTTAGGAGCAGCTACAGCACCACCTTGTGCATATCCAACCATACCACCCTTAGCCATGTTCTCAGCAAACTTAGAAGTGATGAAAGCATATCTCTGTGCATCTGATGGTCTAGACATTAAGAACTCATCAAACATTTGCATAGGGCCGTCATAGCCCATCTTTCTGGCTACAACTTCTTTTTGTGTTGCTGTGAAATTTTCTTTCATTTCTTTACTACCCTATACAAATATTCTAAAAAATGTTGATTATCTTTTAACACTGATATCAATCCTGTAGTTAAACAATACACTTGTCTTTCATTCATATTAAGCTGCATGGCATTATCTATTGCATGTATAGCTTCATGTAACACTGTATCCACTTCTAGTGGCAAGGGCTGACCGTTCTTTACTCTTATCTTTAAGTTGTCCCAATCACACTCACCAACAGCATCTTTTAATTCATCTAAATAAACAATCTCATATTCCCTACCAATTATATTTAGGTGGTTTGGAGACATTATAACACCGCTTAAGCAACAAGTCCATTTAAATACACCGTCTTACCATTTTGTTTGGTTGCTGTCAACTCTTGTTTCTTAAGGTTGTTTGGGTCATAGGAAACATGAACCCACCCGCTGTCAGGAATACCACTTGTATAAAATTCTAATATAAGCTGTGTATATTCTAAGTTGTCCATAATCCACTGAGCAAGCTCAGCATTAGGTACACCGGGTATTTCTATATCGGCTGCTTGGCCCTTGCAATGGTCTGAGGTACGAGAGCCTCCAACTGCTGCATTACTTTCCGCACTGCGAAATGCACTATTACACTTTACACCTTTTTGATAATGATCTCTAACAGGTTGTAATACTTTCTCGCACAAGAGTTTAAGGCTAGCAATGGCTGCTTCATTAGGTGTATTGTCTAAGCCTAAACGCAAAGCAGTCTCAGATTTGGTAAGCTCATGTAAAGAGAAGTTGGCTGTTAAATTCATTTCATAGTCCTTAAAGTGTTATAGGTTTCAATACAAGCATTAAGCTTTCTTATGGCTGTGTCGCCTTCGGCTGTGATGGCGATAAGAGATGTAGCAACCTCTCTGTCAAGTTCGGTTCGTGTTTCTCCGCTGTTATCTCCAACGGTAGTGGTGGCATCTGAGGAGGAACATACGGGGCTTTGGGTGGGGATTGACAGGCGCAGATCACCAGTGGCAATGTTAGCCCTAAGAGTAGTGATTTTCTTTTCAGCATTTTTATTAGCTTTCCTTAATGTATCTGCATATGTTGTGGCTACTACAGCCATTTGTTTCTCTGTCTCTCTAGCCTTCTCATTCAAAGCAACCATTTCAGCTTGTTGCTTCATGTGAGCGTCATGACCACCCTTCCAATAACCCCCTCCAAAACTGCTTAGAACAGCCAGCAAGACGGTTAAAAGTATGTAGGGGTTAAGGATGCTCATGGGGCAGGTGGCTCATTGTCGTTGGCTTCTGCCTTAGCACTTGCATTGGCAATTGCCTTAACACCAGACCTACCAGCAACACCACCTAACACACCAGTGATGAAAACCATTATTGTTGAGATCTGCTGTGTATACACCTTGTCAATAGCTGCCATGCTGCCATTCATTGGCTGCGTAACAAAACTCACTGAGTACAGAAACATACCCATAGAAGCTAGCAGAATAGTGACCAGCACCACAATGACAAATGCCCATACCCTGACTTCAATCTCATCAGCAGTTAGGCGGTTATTAGGTTTATATCCAATTGTTGGCATCACTTCTTCTCCTCTGGTTTAACAAGCATTTCAGGACAAGTTCCTGCTGCTGTACAAATTGGTGGCTTACATTCTTCACTATTCCAATTCTTTGGGTCTTGGCAAGGATAGCGATAGCGGTCTTCGCACCCTGTCATAAACAGGATTGTCACTAATACTAATAGGCTTTTTATCATTTTCCTTCCTTTCAATCTTTCTTCTAAGTCTTTCTATCTGCTCAGTTTGTTGCTTCACTTCTTGTTTCTG